CTGCCGGAGTACTCTGCCACTACCCTGTCCGTCCAAGAGTCGAAGATGAAGATCACGCCAAGAGAGTTGGTATACTCTCCTTCGTCGGTGTCGATAGGGTCTATACCGGCTATATACCTGTTAGGTATGACCTTACCGTCGGGTGTGCGGCGCGGGTGTTCATATATCTCCACACAGCCGTGGCGGTCTATCTCCGACTTGATAGGATAGTCTCTCAGTGGCGGGTGCAGCTCTTCGTTACTCCATGATACAACGTTGTTACTATCCAGCTTCAGATGACCCAGCGAGTGCGACCCTACGAAAGCGTTGAAGTTAGTCATTATCTCAGCCATATAGTCTTTTATATCCGCCACGGGGAAGATACTACCTTCACGACGCAGCACCGCTTCCTGAGGCGTGATAGGCATCTCGGCCTTCACTTGAAGGAGCGTGTTGGGATCAGAAGTGTTATACTTCACCACCATACGTCTGGAGCATATCTCCTTCAGGGCTTTGATGACGTCTGAGTTACCGTTGCTGTCGTAGCACCCAAGACGGTTCATATATGCCGGGAAGAAGAAGGCACACTTGCTTGTGCCGTTGACGTTCCTGTCATATACGTTTGGTACACCCAGTATGTTATATCCCATAGGATTATAAAACATCTCTTCCGCACCTCTGAAGTCTGCACCTTCTGTGCCGCCCGTGCCGCCGCCTATCATGATAGAGTGAGCATAGTCACCCTCTTCTACGCTCTCACGTGCCACCTGCCACGACTTAAGCAGGTTAGGGAAGACGCCCCACTCGTCCCAGTAGATATGACCTCTCTTACCTCGCGCCTTGTCGGGGTCTCCATGCGTGGTGACACCCATGACGGTGTTACCGCTGCCATGCGTGAAGCCGTTCTTATCCACATAACCCATCTCCCACACCATGTTATCGAGTGAGTTCTTAAGAAGAAGACGTGGGAAGGGTGTGGCCTTGGCACACCAGTCGAGTATGTCTTTAAACTTGTTCAGTATACCGTCTTTGATGAGATACTCTTTCTCGCTGGCTATGGCGAACGCCGCCACACCTTCTTTATTGAACTCCGTATCGCCAAGTATCAGAAGACGTGCCAGGCCAGAAGCACTCTTATACGAATGCCCTGCACCGCGCTTCTTGAGCATGCCGGCATGGCAGCCCTCACGTCTGCAGCGTTCCACATAATGAAAGAAGAGGTAGTCGCCGTCATACACGTCAGGGAACCCGAAGGTACGCTCAGCCTTCTTGCCTGAGCGTTTATCATGCAGCACGGTCTTCACCATAGGAGAGTAGTTGAGATAGAAGTAGTATGCTCCTGGTATCCACTCTCCGTCCTCTCTCACAAGCCCTTCACGGCAACGACGTGCCTCCTCCTTCCAAAACTTAAAATAGCTTGAGCTGGGGTGCGGGTTAGGATGTAGCGTTGTATAGCATTTATATGTCTGATAGTGTATGGCTGGCTGACGAAAGTAATCCATGTTCTCCAGTATGTGCGGGTTAGAGAAGTCCACTATGACACGCCCCTGCTCATCCTTAGGCATGTCCTTCACATATCTCCTAGAAGGGGAGATGAGGTTTCGTATAAAAGCCACAGAAGAGATGTATTCCATGATCTCGGCATACACCTCTCCAGTAACTTCATCCCTGTTAAGAGCCGACTGACACTTATTAAATTCCATCTTCAAACACAGCCTTTTGTTTACTACCAACCATGTCTGACTTTGCCTGCACAGCCTTCTTGACCTGCTCCTCAAGCTTCTCAAGGTTCTCGAGCAGCTGAGAAGACCTGGCAACGACCTTCGTGACCTTGTCTATGTCATACTTGGGCTTGCCGCTGCTGTCCGTAGCAGCAAAGTCTATATCCTTAAAATACCTTCTCAGGTCATCAAGTACCTTCTTAGAACTCTTGAGCAGCAGAAGAGGTAGTATCTCTTCGCTCCTCTTCCTATAGAAGAGACGTGCACCAGACACCACCTCATCCTCCTGCCAGCCAGATGGTAACATAAGAGATGCAACAACCTCCTGCTTCCGCTCTTCTTCGTCAACTATATCTGAGAAATCACTTTTATAGTCTTCCATGAAATACACATATGCCAGCTCTGCCAAAGCCTTCTCCTTGGTCTTGGTCTTGTCCCTGTCCCATATGACCTTGAAAGGCTTCAGGAGATACGCTTCCTCAGAGATCACAACCTTGTTATCTATCAAATCAAACAGTTTCATCATCTACCTCCTTCTTTTATTCAGACAGCCCCTGCTTCCTTCTGTTTAACTCCATCAACTTACGCTTCTTCCACTCAGGACAATAAAAGATAAGGAAGTACGGTATCCTCAGACTGGGAAAATACCCTTTATCCCTGTCGCACCTGTACCTCATGATGATACTCTGCAGCTCAAAAGGAGCCTTATACGCCCTCTCCACATCAGTATAGCTCAGGTTCATCTCTTCAGCCACACGCTTAAGCAGCTCCTTAACCTCAGGATTCATCATAACAGGTATTACAATAAGTGTTCATATCTTTCATCATAGTCTTCAAAGTCTTCATCATAGTCTTCAAAGTCTTGAAAGATAGAGTTAAGAAACTCCACCTCATCAGTATACTCCTTATAGCACTTATCGCATAGCCATAAGATGTTCCCATCTATCATAATCTCATACAACACATCACTCTTGCGGCCCTTTATGCCAAGAGCATCACATCTGATACATCTGTTGTCATTACTTTTCTTACTCTTTTTCATAGTTATCTTCCATTACTTACAAGGATAAACTTTCTATTCTCAAGCACCGTCTTTCTCTCTCTTGCTAGAGCACCACACGAAAGACATCTGTAGTTTCTATACTTACCTGTAGGAGTGAAGTAGTAGTACCCGTTGAAGACAAGGTTACTACCGCCACAATGAGGACATACAGGCTTGTCGGCGTCAACATAAAGGTTATAGTTAGGATGACCCTTTATGTACGGACGTATTACGAGATATACATCTTCCAGAAGCCGTACGTCATTCCTGTTATACTCCTCCATGAGCTTCAGCGCCTCGGCATCACCTTCCATACACCTGGACCATAACGAGAAGTCTACACTTATCTTGCCTTCCAGACCCAGGGTGCGTGCTATATGGTCAAGGCTGTTACTCGTAAACCCAAACTCAGACTTCACAATCTTCTTAGTGTCTATGAGCTGATAAAAGGATGTTGGTGGCAGGCCATAGACAAGAAACCTGAGCTTTATCTTAGGAAGGTCGAAGACCGACCCGTTATGTGCTACCACGATGTCAGCCTTGTTAATGAGATGCCACAGCGTGGTCACGATACGTTCATCATCTTCATTGAGTATCTCTTTGCTGCTGAGACACTGAGACACTATCTCATCCTCCAGCAGCCACTTCGCTGCCCACGAGATGATGAACCAATCAGCCAATATCTGATTGGGATATATGTTCTCCTTCCAGAGACGCCATACATATGCCTTCAGCGGTGCAGTCTCTATATCGAGTAACAATATCTTCGGAGGCTTATGTGTTACATCTTTCCCAGAAGGAGCACTGAGGAAGTTACTATATAACTTACGATACTCTTTCTTAGCCTGTCTTATCACATCTTCATCTATGTTCCACCATCTGGCTAGGTTCTTTGCTCCCATGCGAAGCGTATACGGCTTTTCATGAAAGCGTCTCAGCACTTCTTGTAAACTATCTTCCATCTACTTAGATTTATAGATTATTTCATAATTAGGATCATATAATAAATCAAAAACACTTGCCTTATATACTTTGTCATAAAACTCAGGGTTGAGGTTCCTCCTTGCCCTAGCCTCACTCTCATAACAGTAGTTGAACTTGTCACCATCTTCTTTGAAGGTGTCTATGTTAAGATACACAAGAAGAAGCCACTGTATGAAGTTCCAATACTGATACGACACTGATACTGTGTCAAGATGCAGGACATAATGTATCGTCTGCTTCTCCTCCTCGGGCGTGAGAGGTGTCTTACGCCGCATGACGACGAAGTCATCATGGTCCCAGTCGTAGTGCCTGTCAAACAGTATCGGGTTATATCCGTTCTCCACGCTGCCGAAGAGGTACAGCTCATCGGCCAGCCATACGAAACGTGCCGCATGGCTATATATCATATCCGTGGGGTATCCATTCTTCTTACCCCAGTGACGCATGACCTTACAGATGGTCTTGCTAAGGAAGGTGTCACTCCTGACAAGGAAGGTGTCACCTGTTTTTATGTCTTCTTTTCTAAACATATCATTCAGTTTAATATCATTCACTCTCGTCAAGCACATCTTTAAAGACAAAGACCAGCTCTCCTACCTTCTCAAGCACATACTTCGGTATCATAGTATCGCGTCCTATCACGCCATGTGAACGAAGTATGCTCATATAGTTACGCACAGCAGCTATGTCAACTCCCATACGCGTAGCTATGCTCTGCTTCACGTCGTAATCAAATATCAACTTATTACGCTCTTCAAAAGGTATGTTCCTGTAACGATGGTTATACTCGAGAAGATAGGCATAGGTCTCAAGCTCTCGGCTACGTAACTTGTTAAAAGGAGGTATACTGCTAAGTATTGACAACAGCTTAAGGAAATAAGTGTCGTCGCTTACTTTGACGTTAATCTTCATCTTCTCCATATCTCAACTCAAACTCTCTTATTATGTTACGATTCTTCGACAAAGCCCAGAACAGCTGTAGCTGGTTATCCGTGAGATCAGACAGTATCTCACCTTCTCTCAGCACAGACGGTACGACCTCTACAAAGAAGAAGTTGCCTGAAGAATAACTGAATATCTTCTGCACACACCTCCCGAGTTCATCATATACCACGCCTCCAAGAGGTATGTCATCTTCCTGTAACTCTACCAACGGTCTGCTAAACGGCTTATAGTATCTCATACGATTAAAAAAAATAAGGAGTTCCTCTCAGACACAAGAGGAACTCCAAGTTAAACATCACTTAATCTTTATCTCTGTGCTACCACTGTCAGCAGACTTACGCCTATCCATCCTTATGGTAAGCACGTCACCACTGTACGTGGCATCCACAGAAGAAGAGTCGTATACACTCTCATCAAAATCGATGATGATGTCTACATTCTCTTTCTTGTCATGGATGACGAAGCGATCACCTTGTGCAGTCAAGGACAGGTCGTCCTTACTACGATCCGGTATGAACACCTTGGCACAGTACTTACCATCTTCTTCACATCTGTGTACAGCCTTACCTAACGTATAGCACTTATACTTCACAAAGTCACCTGACGTATACGGCATAACACACATGGCGTACCATAAGTCAGAGGATGCTAGGTCAAAAAGAGTGCTGCTGACACGATCCATGTCTTTCAGGATATCCCACAGATCAAGTTTGTAACTCTTACAACTCTTTTTTAACTTCGTTCCCATAGTACCACAGTTTTTTTATTCAGCATCCTCTTCTTCAAACTGAATGCCAAACCCAACCCTCTTAGAAGAGCTGTTTGCAATCCCGTTGTTCATAGTCTTAAGGGTATCACGTACCTTCAGAAACCCGAACAACCACCACTCAATCCTTATATACTGATCTGCAATGTTGTTATCAGTATCAAGCCAAAAACAACCCTGTTCTATCCTGGTCTTCCAGATGGAGAAAGAGGTACCGAATATCTTTATAACACCACAACTCTTATCATGAAAATCAAATCTTCTATTACAATCTTTCTTAGTCATTAATATGCAATTTTGTCATTTAAAAATCAATATCAAAGTTAAAATTGTCACGCGGCAACACCAACTTACACGAAGACCGGTTGGTTATAGCATATCGCTCACCTCTGTATATGAAAGAACAATTAGATGAGAAATCCAATACTATATCTCCAATATCGATGTCTTCTATAACACCATGCTTCAAGATAACCTCTCCGTAGTACGAAGCATCATCTTCTAAACCCACTATGTCAAAAGAACTAACGCTCCTGAGCCTTAACAATAAAGTACCAGGTAGTAACTTGATACTTTTAATGTTTTTGATTCTGTCAAGAACAGACCTTTTCGTAATATCTCCTCTGTCTTCCATATATTGTTTTATATCATTGTTTTCTCAGGGAGCCTTAGCTCCCTCCCACCCCACACCTGGATAGAACATCCTAACTAAGGAAACCATCCAAGAAAGAACCCCATATAGAACTATGAACACTAACGCCACAAATATAATAACTTTATTTTTAAAATCCAAATTTTTTTGCAACTTTTTTTATTTTGTCTTACCCTGACCTCTGTAAGGCTTCTTATACAACTTGCTGTTCTTGTTCTTGCTGCTGCACTTCTTACTGTGCCGACCAGGCTTACGAACCTTCGTCTTCACAATGCGCTTCTCATACAGACCAGTGCCTTTCTTACTCGATTTACTTACTTTACTTGCTGCCATAATCTTTAATTCTTATTATCAAGATTCTTAATTATTATCTTACCAGAGTCCCACCAAATTTTCTTGGCTTCTATATAAAAAACCCTCTTATCATCAGAAGAGAAGATACAATCATTTAAAGCTTTTATGAGATTGTCTAAGTCAGGCTTACTCTGATGCGGCTTACCAAACATCTTCTTCTTCCTGCTACTACTCCAATACTCAGGCATCTTAATCAAAAACTCAACCCTGTAAGAGTCACCTAACACAAACTTCTCCTTCTTAAAAAGAAGAGTAAGAGCATCCTTAAACTTCCAATACTCCTCTACACACTTACGCTTCCTCCACCTGTCAGACCTGACCATCCTCGGCTTAGCTACAGGATCTATGTCAAAAGTAACCATCATAATACAACAATTACACCGCAAATATAAAAACTATATTTCAATTATCCAAAACTTTTTTAAACTTTTTTAACAATTTTAACACTTTTTAACACTTAACCTGTAAAAACACTATCAACATACCCTAATATACCTTCAGTAAAAAACCTTCAAGAAGGTAGCAAATATAATCATAGAAGAGGAAATAGACGTAAAACAATATAAGACATCAACCAAAATAAAAAAGGTCTTAAATCACTTAAAAATAGCCTTAAAATTAATATACTTTGTAACTAACTGAAAACTAAACTAATCACTAAATCTACAATCTCATATATCTTAACCTATCTTAACCTATTAGTAACTTATATTAGTAACCTATTAATAACTTATTAGTAACCTATTAGTAACTTATATTAGTAACTTATTAGTAACTTATATTAGTAACTTATTAGTAACTTATCTTAACCTATTAGCAACTTATATTAGTAACTTATCTTAACCTATTAGCAACTTATATTAGTAACTTATCTTAACTTATTAGTAACTTATATTAAACTTATCATATATTAACTTATATATAATCTATATATAATATATGATAAGTTTAATATACTATATATATTATATATATATTAATATATATTAATATATATATATAAACATAAACTATATAAAATCTCTATCAATTTCTTTTCTTTCTTTGTCAAACTTTCTTTCTTTTCTTTGTTAAAAAATGTTAAAGAAATGTTAAAACACTAACCAGACAA